CACTTGTTCACCTATTATGGTTTTATTGTCTTTTTCTCTGGTTAGTTTGTGTGTCATAGTCTATTAATTTTTTACAAAAATAGACACACCAATTGACATTTCCAAGCAATAATCAAAAAATATTTTATTAAAACTTATGACTAACACCCAATGTTAAAGTCACACCAGGATTGACACTATTGAATACTTGTTTCTCAGCTTTATAGGAGTGATAAAAACTTTCAACTTTATCATTAAGAATATTTTGAACTCTAAAATCAATTGATGTATTCTTAATCTTTTGACTCACAGAAAGATTCAATGAATGAAATGGTTCATCATAAACATCAGGAGATAATCCAGTTCCAACAATGGATAATGTTTGTCCTTTAACATTATAAAACAATCCAACATTCAACCCATTTTTATCGTTCTTATAAGACAATCCAGTATTGATTACAAATGGTGATTGTCCTGCCATAACTCTTGTGTTATCAATGTTTTCATTTAACCTTTCATATTGTTTTCTTGCTCGATATTCTGTCTCTGTCATCGTTATTTGTGACTTAACAAGTGTGACATTGGTATTGAAATAAAAGTTCTTTAAAAACGATTTTCTTAACTCCAATTCCAATCCATACACATCACCATTACCAACATTTCTTGGTTGATATTCAGTTGATGTTTGTTGTTCAGGTATTCTAACAAGTTCAATTGGATTATTGAAATGTTTATAAAATCCTGATACAGAATAAAAATCATTTTTATTTGATAACTCCCATCTTAAATCCAAATTATCAATATTTGTTGATTTCAAATTTCCATCCCAAGTTCCATTATATGTGAATAACCCACCATTGAATATTCTATTTGTGATTGGGTCTAATATTTGAGCATAAGATAATTCCTTGAATGATGGTCTTGCAATCGTTCTTGAATATGATGTTCTTAGATTTTGTTTTGGTGTTATTGAATATATGATATTTGTTGATGGGAATAGATTTATGGTTTCCATAACTTTATCATTAACCAAATTGTTTCCATTCACATCACCATTAGCGTATCTTATATCTCTTCCTGTATGTCTTTGAATGAAGTATTCGGTTCTTAACCCCAAATTAATCTTTAACTTATTCTTAATGTTATAATTACCTGAAACATATGCTCCAAGATTATTAACATTTGATGAATATTGATTTGGATTTGGATTCGCATTCCCTGATTGGATATATGTTCCATTAACATCAGATGGAAATAAGTTATCTGTATTCATTACAAGATTGGGGTTTGGTGATGCCCAAGATTGTGGTTTTGAAAACATCAATTCAAATAACTTGATTTCATAGTTTCTCAATTTATATACGTGAGATAAACCAAAATTCAATTTGAAGTTTTCATATTCTTTATTTATATCAATCTTTGATTGGTTATTAAATTCACCCAAGTTTCTCCATATCCTTGATGGATTTCCCGCTTCACCAGATGAAAATGAATATGAACCATCATAACTAAATGGTGTCTTTCTAATGTCAGGGTCAATTGATGATGAATAAGTTGGAGATAATTTCCAATCAATATTCCATTTATTTATTTTATGTTTTCCATTTAATAACAAATTGGTTAATCCTCTTTGATTGTATTCAAGATGATATGATATTGCTTCATAACCTGATTGTCCAACCGCTGATGAATTGTTATCAATATTAAATTGTCCTACCCTACTCTCACCACTTTGTAAATGAACAAAGTTTAATTTGTATTTACTCTTACCTTTAACAAAATTAAAACCAACCAATCCACTTAATTGATTGTTGATTTCCGATAACTTTCCATTTTGTTTGGTCGCATATATTAATTCGTTTTGACTATTGTCTGATGACCTTTGGTATTCACCATACTTTACATCAGTATAAAATCTATAATCTGTTTTGTGATTAATTGAAATAATATAACCAAAATTATCTTTTGTATTACCATAAGTGAAACCCATTCCATAATCCAACATACTCATATTTTCAGTTCCACCCAAGGTTGAATTAAGTGATTGTAATGTATTAATTATGTTTTGTTGGTGTTGGGTTGATGTAGTATTATTTAATCTGTTGAATGGAGTTGGGATATAACTTCTATTAAGTTCTGTTGGTAGTCTTCGTAATCCTCCATCAAATCCTAATACATCAGTTCCACTACCTTTCTCTGATATAAAGTTTGGATTTAGATTAACTTGGGGGTTATATCCAATTGAAAATGAAAATGAACCTTGTTTTGATACCGGTATATCTTTTGTTTCAATATTGATTAATCCACCAGTAAAATCTGCTGGTAGTTCTGAGGTTAAAGTTTTTGATACGACAATATTATTTAATAAATTGGTGGGGAATATATCCATTTGGAGTGAGTTTCTATCAGGATCCAATCCTGGTATTTCAACCCCATTCATTAATGTCTTTGAGTATCTATCACCCAATCCTCTAACATAAACATATTTCCCATTTTCTATTGATACACCTGTTACACGTTTACTTGCTTCAACTGCATTACCATCACCAGTTGATTTCATTTTCTCAGAACTAATACCATCAACCATTGTGACTGATTTCATTTTCATATCAATCAAACCAACTTCATTTTTAACAATTCTGTCAGCTGTAATAATAACTTCACCAGTTTCTAATACATTTTCTTTAAGTTCAACATCAGGTATGGTTGTTAATTCACCAACCAATACAATATCTTCTTGTATTTCTTTTTTGTAAGAAACATAAGAAAATTCCAAATCAACTGTGTCTTTGTCTGAGTCTAGGGTGAATATACCTTCAATGTCTGTTGTTGTTGCAACTGAAGTTCCTTTAATTAAAATTGTAACACCAATTAGAGGTTCTTTTGTGTTTTCATCTACAACTTTACCAATGATTGTAAATTGTGAAAAGGATTTAAATGATAATAGGAGTAGTAGGACTAAAAAGATATTTTTCATACTTATGGTTTTGACAAATCATAAATAGGAAAAATAGTTGATATAGTAAAATGTTTTGTATTAACTTATTGTTAAGTTATTAAAATGCCATTACATCAAAATGGACTAGTTCTCCATTTATTTGTCCAATGTTTTCACCATGCAAATCTTTTGTTGCAATATCGTTAGCTTCCAACTTCAATAATAATTCTCTGTATTTTTCAATATAGTCTATCAATTCATCATAGGTAATATTTACACTCGAAACTGGTTTTTCTCTTCTTGGAATGTAATAATTACTCTCGTCTTCATCATCGAATTCTTCATCTTCCTCATCATCTTCATCACTACTATAATAACCACTAATACCAATTGGTGGGATTTCATCTTCAGGTTCAGGACTTTCCAATCTATCAACCAAATTATCCAAAAACTCTTCATCATAATCATCCCAAAAATCAGAGTCAGAATAATTTGCACCCATATAAAACATCGTTGTGTAAATATCTTTTTCTGTTTTTGAAATTGGTTTTGCTTTATCCATTAGAATACCATAAATGTTATATTCAGGATAATATTCATAACCATAATAATTTACAATACCAGGTATTTCTTTTCCTACTATTTTTTCAATTCCCTTTATTTCATCTTCGTCTTGGGTAAGTTTCAATATTTTTGTACCATCAGCTACAAATGCAATTCCATAATATCCTCTACCTGCATATGAAATTTTATTAATTCCAAATTTTTTTGATAAGTCATTAACAATATCTTTGATGTCAGCTCCATCAAGTCCTTGTTTTATTTTTTTAATACCTCTTTCGTTTTTAGTTAAAACATCTGTTTTCCAATCTTTTCTTAAATTTTTAATGTTTCTTATATCACCAAAATTACCTAATTGTTCATTAAGTATTTTATACTGACTTTCACTTATTATTATTTTCATATAAATAACTTACCTTTAACTCCAAATTTATTTTTTATTTCATCTTCACTCATTCCACTATCTTTTAATTCTTTTCCAAGTGGGGTATATTGTAAACCTAAATTACGCCCAACTGAAATTAAATTAGGTAATGATTCAATTTTTGAACCCAATAACTCAAGAGTACCAACTTCTTTTAATTCAGGTAATGATTTAATGTTTACATGATTCAATTTAAATAAACCATCAACTGAAGTTAAATCAGGTATTGATGTAATTTTACAATTACTATAAATGATTATATTCTTATTTGTACTTACTAACTCATCCAAATCACCATCATTTAATCTGAAAAAATGTATTGTTTTCAAATTTGGTAATTTGAATATTAAGTCAATTGTTGTTTTTGATAAGTTATCATACACATTTAAAATAGTCTTTTTTGTTATTTTTTTCAAATTTATTACATATGGTTTATATTTAAAAAGTTTGAATAATTCTTCATAATTTTCCAATATTGTACTCTGTTTTATCTTAAAACCTTTTGCAATTTCAAATGCCATATCAATATTTGTTTCATCAAATGACTCAATTAAGTACATAATCTTTCCAAGTAATTTGTTTTCCTCGGTTTCTTCGTTTTCAAATATTAGTTTATACTGACTTTCTGTTATTATTATTTTCATATTATATTTCGTTTAATCTACCCATTAAATTTTCATTATAATCATTTTTATTTATATTAGGATTAAAATAGTCTCTGAATCTTGGTTTTGGAAAATCAATACTTCCTTCACTTAATAATTCATTAAATACACAACTAGGATTATCATAACAATTCTCATAATATTCATCAAGAGTGTCCTCATCCATCTTACGAGTATAATCTTTCAAATCAATTTGTATCTTAATTGTTTCATTACTGAATTCAATAACATTTCCATATTCTTCTAAAGCTGATTTTAAGGTGTCTCTTAAATGATTAATATATTCATTTATTCCAACATCATTTGCTGCATCAGTGATTGCATTACAAATATAATGCTCATCATCATATTGTACTATCTTCTCTTCCAAAGACATATCTTCATCAACCTCATCACCACTTTTACTAATCCATTCGTCAATAATTGACTCAATTAATTTTTTATTTTCAGGATTTACAATATCAAATATTGACTCCCAATCATATCCAAAATCCATATCCCAAACTGATTCCCAAATTGAATCGGACATTATTTGTTCATACCAACTTTCTCTTTCAACCATCTCTTTACCCTCACTATTTTTATATCTACGAGTTGAATAAGTATCACCCTGCAAATATATTCCAAGTTCATTTGGTGATAGTTCCAAAACAAATCTTGTTTGGGGAGGTTCAACATCAATAATACCCATCTCACCCAACTTTCTTTTTAAACCTCTTGTATTAAATATTTCAGGTCTATCGTTATATATTTTTCTAATTGTTGCTTCAGGTAAATCAGATAATTTGAAATCTTGGCTAGAAGCATATTCACTTCCAAAACCTTGGATTAAATAATTATCTTCACCTGTAGTATCCCAACTACCTGAAGCATAAAACAATGGTTCAATATATTTGTGATATTCTTCTTTTGGTTTTGAGTTCTTAGGTCCTTTTAATTGATATAATGTTCCATCAGTATCAATAGCAGCAGTTAAATGACTTCTATTAATCTTATATTTTCCACCAGGTAAAACTTTATCACTTCTTAATGAATATAGATAACCATATGAACTTCTTCCACAATGTCCCATTCTTTCGCATTCTTCGGGTGAGTTTTTAACACCAAGGTCAGCCCAATAATATCCTTCACCATTTTCATTTCTAAAATCAATTAGGATTGGAGCATTTTCAATATAATTTATGGCACCTTGACCAATATTTAAACTATCGTGCCATTGACTTGATAGTGAAGCAATTTGTACTATTGATAAATCATCCAAACTACTTTTATTACCATTCAATCCCACTTGAATATAATCCATAATTTCTGATAATACATTTCTAAGTATGTATACAGTTAATCGAGAGTTCAATCGATTTTTTGCTGCAGATAAAATATCTTTGTTTGGAACATTAGGTTCAGCTTGACTTTTAGCATCATCATAAAAATGTTTAAGATATTTGTTGGCCAACCATACAGATAATTTCTTACCTATTTCATCGAATACTTGAGCTAAATCTTCTTTCAATCCCAACTTATCCATTAGAATTTCTTTTTTGGATTCATTCAACAATCCAAAATTATCATTATATTCCTTTAATAAATTTAGGATTTTTTTGTGGTAATATTTTTCTTTTAATTTCATAAATGGTATCTTTCAATATAATTTAAGCTGTCATTTAGTTGTTCATTGAAGTAATCATTGTCAATATCAACTTCATCTATATCAGGTCTTCTCCAATAAGGTTTTGATATAATGTCTCTACCAACTAACTCTTTAAATACATCAGAGGTAGAAAAGTCACCATAGTCTTCTTCTATTCCATCATATACTTCAATAACTTCTGGGTCATCAATATCAACAAGTTCTCCAATATCACCTTCAATATCAAGACTAATAGCAACTCCATAATCATTCCAAATAACTGAACCATAACCTTCAAGTGTAGTTAATAAAGATTCTTTTAATTTTCCAATTGCCGAATCAGCTATACTATCACGATAACAATCGTGATAAACTTCGTAAGTATAATTAATAATTAAATTTCTGGTATCTATTTTTCTTATTAAATTAGCCACTAGTCTTGATATTTGTAAACTCCATTCTGTAATATTTTCAACTTCTTCCAATTGTTTTAATTGTTCTTCAGTTGGTTTCATCATTTTTAATAATCTTATCATATGTGACCTTAATCCAGCATAAACATTTTCTTTTAAAACTTTTTCTAATGATGGTTCTTTATAACTAGGTAATGAATATTCTTCACCAATCCATTCATATAACTCATCTATTTTGTTGGGGCCTAAAAGAGCGTGTGATAAGTATGTTTTATTCACCACATGCCTTGAACTATAAGGATTACTACTTTGGTTTTTTGTGGTGTAAATTACTTCATCATTATCAATATAATAATGTATAGAATCAAAATCTATTTCCACATAAAAATCTGTTGGTAATGGTTCAACTTCTATTTCAATTCCCAATTCAGCCATTTTACTTTTTAACCCTCTTGATTTGAATATTTCAGGTCTAATTTCATACAAATCTTTGAGTGTCTGCATTGGTAAATCTTCTAATTTGAAATCTTGACTAGAAGCATATTCACTTCCAAATTCTTTGATGAAATAATCATCATCTTCATCTTGTAAATCAAATAAAGGTAAAATGAATTTATGATATTCTTCTTTTGGTTTTGAGTTCTTAGGTCCTTTTAATTGATATAATATTCCATCATTACTTATTGATGCTGTTAAATGACTATCATTAACCTTATACTTTCCATCTGGTGTTAATCTATAGCTCCTTAATGAATATAATGACCCAGAAGAACTTCTTCCACAATGTCCCATCCTTTCACACTCTTCAGTAGAATTATTCGTTTGTAGGTTAACCCAGTAATACCCTACACCATTTTCATTTCTAAAATCAATTAGGATTGGATTGTTTTCAATATAATTTATTTTACTATCACCAACATTCAAACTATCGTGCCATTCTTTTGACTTCTCTTTAATTTGTTCAAAAGTTAAATTAACCAAAGACGATTTATTCCTATTCAATCCATTAATAAAATAATCCATAATTGAATTTAAATCTTGTCTTAATTGTGACGTTGGATTTAATTCTTTTGCCACACGTTCTTTGGGCATACTAGTAAGTTTTTGAAAACTATCAATCACTTTATTAGCAAAAAAAGTAGATAACCCACCAGCAATTGAATCAAACATTTGAGCTGTATCAGGTTTTAATCCAGTTTTGTTAATTAGTATTTCTAATTTTGATTTGGCCTCAGTAAGGGTATCACTATGTTTGGAGTTATAGTCTTTTAATAGTTTTATAATCTTGTTTTGATGATAAATTTCATTCATTGATTCCTTTTTAATTATTTCCTCCAACTTATTCAATTCTCTATATAATCTCTTGTTGAATATTTCAACATTAATTTCTATTTCACTTACACTAGGTTTTTCCCAAATAGGTTTTTCAATTAGGTCACGTTTCACTATCATATCAACAACATTATCCATATAAATCTCCTCAAAATCCTCATAAACTTCATTATAAATTTCAATAATTTTTGGGTCATCAATATCAACTATTTCACTAAGGTCGCCCATTATTTTAATGTGACCGTGTAGCGTATCATTGATAATTGAACCATAATATTCAAGAGTTTGAATTAACCTTGGATAATAATCTTCATATACTGGTTCAAGTAATGCTTCCCTATATGTTTTAGATATTTCAGTACTAATATCACTACCAGCTTCAGTTTGTTTAATTAATATTGGTAATGACACTTGATTGAATTTTAATTTTTCGTCAATTGGAACTTCAATCATAATGATTTGTCTCATATAATCTTTTAGCTCCTCACTAACATATTTTTCCAAAATATCCTCAGCGTAAATATTGCCGTGAATGTCAATATAATTTTCTAATGATTCATAATCACCAGACAAAATAATCTCAGATAAATAAATAGTTTTAGACCAAAAATTACGGACAACATCAAACCCAGATTCATCCCCTTGAATATATTTTCTTATATCTTCATATGGAATAGATGTATCAAAATCTGTTGGTAATGGGTCAACTTCGATTTCAATTCCAAATTCAGCCATTTTACTTTGTAGTCTTCTTGATTTGAATATTTCAGGTCTTACCCTATATAAATCTTTGAGCGTCTCCATTGGTAAATCTTCCAATTTAAAGTCTTCTTGTGTTTCGTATTCTGTCCCAAAACCTTGAATCAAATATTCATCATCCTCATTTTTAACATCAAATAATGGTAAAATATATCTATGATATTTTTCACTTGGTTTTGAATTTTTTGGACCTTTTAATTGATATAATTTTCCATCATCACCAATTGATGCCGTTAAATGACTTTTATTAACCTTATATTTCCCATTTTGTTGATAACTTCTTAATGAATATAAACTACCTAAACTACTTCTTCCACAATGACCCATTCTCTCACATTCTTCTTTGGAGTCTTTTGTTCTTAAATCAACCCAATAATATCCATTACCATCTTCATCTCTGAAATCAATTAGGATTGGATTTTTTTCAATATAATTTAAAGAACCTTCACCAATATTTAAACTATCGTGCCATTGTCTTGATTTTGATACAATTTGCTGTATTGGTAAATCATCCAAACTACTTTTATTACCATTCAATCCAACTTGGATGTAATCCATAATTCCTGGTAATAATCTTCTTAAAGCTGAGGGTGTTATAGTAGAATTTAAATGATGTTTAGCTACCTCTAGAATGTCTTTATGGGGAACATTAGGTTCAGCTTGTTTTTTTGCATTATCGTAATAAAATTTAAGATATTTGTTAGCCAACCATACAGATAATTTCTTACCTATTTCATCAAATACTTGAGCCAAGTCTTCATTTAATCCCAACTTATCCATTAGGATTTCCTTCTTGGATTCATTCAACAATCCAAACTTATCATTATACTCCTTTAATAATTGTATTATTTTCTTTTGATTAATTAATGACATAATATTTTTTATATAAACTATAAATATTAAAGATTCTGTCTTTATACCTATTAACCAACAAAAATAAAACCCCACTTTTTATGGTGGGGATTTTTTTTATTTCAAGTATTTTAGTTTGTATATTGTTTGATTCAAAAGTGTACAGACATTATCAATTTCATTCTGTAACCAACTATCTTTACAACAATCCCTAAGTTTGGTTACTTTATCACAAACATTATGAAAGAAAGATACAGTTGATTCATTACCTTTATATTCAACTAAAGGATAGTTTTTATAACCTTTAACAATACCATATTTACCTTGATACGATTCTGTAATACTATCTATGAGACCAACAATTCCATCATAATAACCTTCTAATGCCTTGTGTTCGGCAAATGATTCAGTTTGAAGGTGAAATGTGTGCGCTTGTGTTCTTGAATGAAACAACAATGATATCATTTCAACAAAATCACCTTTATCCGATTCTTGTTCCAGGATTAAACCTCTTTTTTTGGCTTCTTCCATTACGGTTTTTTTAATTTTATCTTCCATATTTTTTTATTTATAAATATAACAATAAAATGAAAAAAGGAGACAATTACGTCTCCTTTTATAGGACCGATAGAATCGGACTCCACCACCTCATTTTTCTAAATAAGGAAACTACTTCTTATGGCAAGAACTATCTTTTTCAACCTTGTGACAGGTTTTATCAACTTTAGTGTAACAAGCTTTCTTTGCTGGACAACAAGCTACCATAAGAACTACAAACATACCAAATAAAAACAATTTCATATTCAAGTAATTTAATGTTTATTTTGTGACTAGAGCTTCAATCTTTGATTTGACAATCTCTGTCATATCATAAGTATTTACATTGGTTGTAATTATTGAATCAACAAGTTTATCATAAGGAATATGTACCAAAAAGTCAACTCCATTGAAAAATGTTAACGCATTTTTAAGTTCCAAGGATCCTTGTATCATTTTAAGAAACAACTTGAATTGAACATCGTTAATGAAATTCTCGTTAAGGATTGTTCCAAATTTTTCATTAACAATCTTGATGTTATACATTGTCGTGTTCATTTGTCTGAGTTATTTTATTGTAATTAAATTTACTTGCGAATTCCATTGCGTCTTCTAAACTATTCCAACACATTTTAGTCCATAAAGAGTTCCAATAAACATCATCTTTTTTTCTGTGGGCTAAAATATACCAGGATAAACCATTTCTTGAAATTTGTATATGAAAATTATCTTTTCTACAATTCCAGCTTACACTAAGACTAAACTTACCCTCAACTTTTTGATTGAATGTGGTTTTGTTTACAACTTTCTTTTCCATCCTAATTCTCTATTTAAATCACGTTCTTGAATTGTTTGTCGCTTATCGTGAATCTTCTTCCCTTGTGCCAAAACTATTTCAACTTTAACTAGTCCCCTATCATTAACATAAATTTTGGTTGGGACAATTGTTAAACCATTAATAAGTTTTGATTTCAATTTATTAAGCTCAGATTTCTTTAATAACAACTTTCTTTCCCTTTTTGGTTCCCCATTTGGTAAAGATATTGAAATATTTTTAACAAACAATTCTTGGTCTTTGAAATAACAATATGTGTCAGTTAAATTTGCATTTCCATTACGGATGGATTTAACTTCCATTCCTGTCAATACAATACCAGCTTGATAGGTTTCAAGGAATGTATATTCAAATTTGGTTTTTCTATTTTCAATATTCATCTTCGTCTTCATCATCATCATATTCTAATTCCCAATTTGCTTCATTGTTTTTGTTTGTGATATATTGTTCCAATTCTTTGGCGACTTCCAAGTATTTTTCTCTTAACTCGTGGAATTTTTCATCTTTTATTTCTTTGAATGAGGAGTAGTGTTTGAAACAATAATGAAACCCTTCTTCTTTCATTCTGTAATAAACATCATTCCAATTTTCTGCTTCTTCTGCTTTCATAATAATTTTATTTTTTAATTCTTAGTTAAATTGGTTTTTATCCAACACCCTATGAATTTAGCTTGTTCAAGTAATTGTTTTTCAAATTCTTTCGCATCTTCATTTTTAATGAAAACCTTTGCTTGTCTTCGTGTATCATCTGACCATCCCGTTTTTACATACCAAGTTACAGTCCAACTTTCAACTTCTGTAACTATTTGTATTTTCTCTTTAGGGAGAAACAATTTTAATAAGTTCATATTTTATTTTTTTAAATTATTTTACCAATTGATAATTTTCATCGTTAATTAATTTCAATACTTTTTTCTCAACAGTGGTGTTCAATGCTGGTTTTCTTGCCATCTCAGTCAAACTTTTAGAAAAGATAACCTGATACTTCAATTTGTTGTTATAGTAGTATCTAACAACATAGATGTATTCACCGTTGTCGTTAACAAATAAACCATTGCTTTTTCCTAGTAAAATCTGTCCCAATGTTTTTTCAGTAGTCATATGATTGTGTTTTTTATTAAGTGATTCAATACTATTATAACCAATCAAAAAACCATAAAGTTCCAAGTTTGATTATTTTTTTTTAGTGTTTTAATTTAAGAAAAAACTACATATATCTGTAATCGTTATAAGTAATAAAAATTACTCAAAATACCCTTGTCCAGAAAACAAAATTTTTTCACCATCATTACGTTTATAAACAATTTCTCCTGAAATAACATCACTAAGGATGATTGTAACAATTTCATCAAAAATTTCGTTTCCGTAATCAAAAACCCTAACCATATCACCTCTTTTCAAATTAATATTTTCCATAATCGTAATTTTTACATACTTATAACAACAAATATGTGTAAGTTTTATTGTTGTGAATATAAAGATAAGAAAAGATTTTTAATAAAAACAAAAAACTCCAATAATTTTTTATTTACTTGAACAAGTAGGTCCCAAACCTCTTTCAATACTTTGACCATCAGTCAACACTCTCCCACAACGTAAACAACTACCAGTATGGGAAATTTCAACATTTTCATTCAATAAGTCAAATTTTTCCTCTTCAACTTTGGATAAAACCCAAGCAATCGCTGTGGCAGTAGGAATGTTAACCACATTTTTTTTATTGTATATTTTACCACTAAAATAAGTTCCAATGCGTTTGAAATTCATATATTCCATCTCCACACTAATGTGAGTGTACCACTTACCATTGAAAAGGGATCTTGTGATTGTGTAAGTGTATTCCTTGCCGGTTTTAAGTGATTTAATAACAAAAGAAGCACCATTGTTATTTTTCTCAGCTTTGAGAACCGAAGTAAGACTTGTTGATGGAATTACGTGTTTCATATTTGATATTATTTGTGATGTTAATAATAGTATAACCAACCCACCAACCATAAAGTTCCAACCAAATAAAAAAACTCCAATAATTTTTACAATTATCGGAGTTCTATATATTGACCAACATAAGAAAGGGAAGTTGGGGATTTGTGAAATATAAATATATCGAATTTTCAAAAAATCTTATTTATTATAAAAAAAAGTTGATTTTCTACATTATTCGGTAAAGTTTTTTTTGTAAACCATTTACATTCCTCGTGTTCAAACCCATCCTTAGCCTCATCCAAATCAATATTTATCTTTTTATCAATCTCATATAAGAACAAATAGAACTTCATTCTTGACCCACCATTCAATGTTGCCACATAATCCAACTTATCAACAATCTGATATCCAGTTTCTTCCCTAAACTCCCTTACAGCACCATCTTGAATATCCTCACCTTTCTCCAAATGTCCTCCAGGAACTGACCAAATACCTGGTAAACTCCCTTTCTGACTTCTTTTACATAATAAACAATGATTTTTATATTTTAATAAAATACCTGCACAATTTCCCATAATGAATTATTATTATATTTATATATATGAAGTTAAGTATAAATGACAACATTTTCAAGGTAAAAGTTCAAACATCTCCTGAAGAAACTCAAGAAGGTATGATAAATAAAACCTTTGACAAAACATTCAATGGAATGTTATTTGTAATGAAAAACCAAGAACATGGTTTTTGGATGAAAAATTGTATAATCCCCCTAGATATAATCTTTATTGATAATGATGTAATAACCAAAATACATCACAATTGTCCTCCTTGTGAAACAAAAATATGTAAATCATACACTGGTGAAGGAAACTTTATACTTGAAGTTAGAGGTGGAACTTGTAAGAAATTAGGGATAAAAAAGGGGGATAATGTATTATTCCCCCTTTAATCTTAACCTCTTATTACTTTATTTATCAAATTCCTAAAATAATTTTCATTTACATTTTCACTTTGTATCATTTGAATTAATCTAGCCTTAAATGATTCCGCAATTCGTTTAACAAATCCAACATATGGTGTTTCATCTTTCTTAACACCAAATGGATTATATTTGGTTATTTTAACAACAACACCATCTTTAACTTTGACAACACTTCTCATTGTATCAATATAGTAAGAACCATTATCCAAAGGTTGTTTTTTCCCTCGTTTCATTTTAAATAACGATGTATTAAGTTCTATATTTTCAATAATTAAATCATTAATATCAACTTTAATAATCTTATCTTCATCATTAGTTTTTTTAGGGGCTTTTTGTTCTTTTTTTGGTGGTCTTTTAGGCCTAACCAAATAATTTAAACCTGAAATATTGGTTATGCATCTATGTCCACCACTATTTCTAAGTACAATATCCCAACCATTTATATAAATACCATCTAATATTTCTTTATCTTTTTCTGATAATTTATTAAAATGTTGATTCATTATATTTTGTAATTCCTCTTCACTTACATCTTGGATTACATAATCATTACCATACAATGCTTTTAAATCTCTATATGTAAAACCAATTGATTCTTCAGTAAACCCTGGATCACTTTCCGAAATCCATTTTAAAGATGATAGACTAACTTTAATATTTTTAAGTTCAGTTTCAAATTCACTCAATACTTCATCTTTAACTTCACCTAAATTAACACCTTTCAATGCTCTATCTGTCTTAAATGGATTACAAGATACTTGAACCATACCAATTGGAAATGCTGTTATTAAGAAATCACCCTCTGGATTATTAATGAATGGGGTATATCTATCATAAGAACCTTTTCTCCCAATATAACCTAATCCATATTGGAAGATAATTTTATCTTCAACATCAATGTCTTTATCTGTTTTTCTATCTTCAATATAATCAATTTGATTTTGTAATAATTCTTCAGATTTTTCATCAAAACTACCACCAATTAATTCTTTTATTTTCAAATAAAGATTTATTGCGGATGGGGTACATTCCAATACTAATGTTTCCAAAAATTTATCCTTACTTTTGAATGTCAATAACCATTTATTAACAATAAACATAAGCATAAATCTATTCTTAGCACTAGAATTTTTAAAATTAAAGTTTAGAATATCCTGTGGTGTAATATTATATCTAATAAAATCCGCACTATCAATTGTTGATATTGCTTGAATATCAGTTCCATAAAATAAATCGTTTGGGGATATTACATCAGATACTGTTTTAACATTTGACCTTGAATGTGAAAATTGTTTTGATTTGGTGAATTCTGCCCCAGCTTGTGTATCGTGGTGGTCGGTATGAATTAAAAACATAGGTTTACCATGTGCAAAATCTACCAATACTGGCATAATTTTACCACTAGCATCTGGTTTCTTAATCGCAAATTCTGATGTTCCATATTGTATAACTTCAGCATCTACTGTTTCAATCCCATATCTTTCCAAATACTTTTTCATAGCTAAAGCCGTAGTAACACCATCCAAATCTTGATGAAAATATATTTTTGCTCCGCCATCTCTATATCGATTAGCTAAATCTTTTATGTCCCTTATACCACTTTCAATTAAGAGATTTTTTTGTTTTTTAATCATTGTTTTTTTTATTTAAAATTATAATCCAACAATAGAGAATAACACATTTAATGGGTCGGTATTATTATTCATTTTTGAATCAGAAGTAAAACTTTGAGGGATTAATTTGTTTATTTTATCAAAAACTGAAAATTCCTCACTAAAATCCTCGGCAGCTAAATTTTTAGCTAATTCAGTTTGGTCGTATTCTTCCATTTTTTCTTCAAGATTTGGTATTTCTCGTTCCAATTCTTTTGGTCCTTTAAAATTACCAATATCTAACCAATCCAAAAGACCTAAATACCATTTTGTCCTTTCAATCAAAGAACGCATATTTCGATTGCCATAAAGTTTTACCAATGCTCCATCATAATAACGATTCCACCAATTAGGATTTTGAGGTTCATAATCTCTAAAACCTCTATAACGATTTAACTCATTCAATTCTTGAGTCAAAAGTTTCTTATCAATGTCATTTAATGGTTTAATACCCATTTTTAATGCTTTATCATAATAATCCGAGATTTCTTTAGGTGTTTTAATCTGTTTTGACGCTTTTGTAAATATATCAGTCCATTCATCAATAGTTGAAACTAGGCCCCCAACAATTGGAATTCTTCTAGCAACTGATTTAACTTGATTTAGATTGTCCATAATTGAACCATATATTGTTGATTTGTCAAAATTTTCAACAATATTTTTCATTACCCCTCCATTATCATCAATTAATGTCTTAAATCCTTCTACATCACCAGCATCTAGAGCGTTTTCCATTTGTTTAACAACATCATCACTAACTCCCAATATATCATCAGCACTAGCTCCAAGTTTAGCACTAGATTTTAATCGTTTCAACGCAAGTACCGCAGGTTTCGCAACAATATCACCCAAATATGGAAATGCTGAAATCCAAGTTAAATAAGCAAATAATCTATCACCTCTATTCCAATAAATAAATCCATTAATTGTATCTGATATTGGTGTGGGGTCAACCCATCCTAAAAAATCTAAAGCACTTTGTACATAATCTAAAAGAGTATCATTAAAACCTTCTTTAATAAGTTTTTTAGATTTAAGTTTGTTTTTCTCCTCTAAGTATATTTCTTTAACTCTTTGCCTGAATTCTATCTCATTTAATTTTTTCATATCTGTTTTATTTATAAATATTAACATAAATAAAAAAAAGGTCTTAAATGACCCTTATTTGATATTTTTAAAAATATGTGTAATTACATCTACAGTCCACCCATTCCCAAGTAATTTAAACCTTTCGGTGTTTGAGACTCCCCTTGTATAATTTAATGGTATTGTTTGTAATAGTTCACAATCTTGTGGTGTATATTTGTATATCTGACCCAATTCATTTTTACAATAAGATGAAATCTGTCCTTTATACATTGATGCTGTTAAACAAGATGCCTTATCTCTATATGACTTAACGACATCCTTTCTTGTTCCCCTACCATAGAAAGGTAAATCTAAATAGTTTGGATATTTGTCCTTAAATTCTGGAGAGATTACATCACAAATATTTAACCCCAAGTCTTTTGGTTGTGTTATATTTGGGATATTTGTCCAATACAACCTTGGCCTATTTTGGGCTGAAACTAATCTACTATTAATCTTAATTGGTTTGACACCAAGATGTTCAGTGATTACATCTTGCCATTCTTCTCTCATTACAACATTTTCAAGTAAAAAGTATTTAGGATTAGTTTCTTTTAATAGTCTAACATACTCAAAGAATAATTTACTCCTTGGGTCATTGAAATTCAATTGTTTTCCTACCTTTGAGAATCCTTGGCAAGGTGACCCACCTACGAGAAGGTCTATTGGTGGTAAATCACTTCCTTTAATTTCCGTTATATCACCCAATTGAATTGTGTTGGGGTAATTTTGTTGTGTAACCTTAATTGAACTTTTATCAATCTCGGATGCAAAATACTTATCATATTTTATTCCAATTCTATTTAGGGCAATTTGACCACAACTTAACCCATCAAACAAACTTAATACATTCATAATTTAATATTTTTAAAAATATGTGCAATTACATCAACAGTCCAACCATTACCAATCATTTTGTATCTTTCTGTGTTACTAACAACAGATGTATACCCTTCTGGTATTGTTTGTAATTTCTCAAATTCAGTTGGGTTTAATAATCTACATAAAGTTTTATCCTCGTTGAAGAGATATTGATTTGTGTGACAATTCTTGGTGGTTAAACAATTTGATTTCTCATTCTTAACCCAATTAGGATTTTTATTTATTCTTTCTTTTGTTCCCCATTTATTATAAAAACATTTTGGTATTTCTCTAAAATTGTCATCAGTTAATACATCTGATAGTTTAATCTTCTTATCTTCAGGTTGGGTTATGTTGGGAATGTTTGTCCAGTATAATCTGTCTCTGTTTTGACCAGATACTAGATTACTATTAATTCTTATAGGTTCAACACCCATTTCCTTTGTGATGATGTCTTCCCATTCTTTTTTCATCTTTACATTTTCAAGTAAAAAATATTTGGGTTGAACTTCATTTAGGACTCTAACAAATTCCCAAAATAAACCACTCTTTCCATCAAAACCTGTTCTGTTACCTACAGATGAAAAACTTTGACAAGGACTGCCACCAAATAACACATCTATCTTTGGTAAGTCCGAACCTTTGATTTTATGAATATCACCTAACTGAATTGTGTTAGGGTAGTTGTGTTGAGTTACTTTAATTGCGTGAACATCAATCTCAGAGGCGTAATAGTTATCGTAACTAATCCCAACTTTATTTAAAGCGATTTGGCCACAACTTAACCCATCAAAAAGACTTAATACATTCATTTAAACACTTCTATTTTTGCATCCATTTTTATTAATTCACTCCAATTACCTTTATAGGTTGTTGCTTTGACTGGTCTATTATCAATCCAATGATATTCTTGACCATCCTTACACCTTGGTTTATCCATTATTAGTCCGTGGAATTTGAATCCTTTCAATCTTAACCAATCTTCCGTAATATGTCTATCTTTTGATTCTCTTGCGGTAAAAAAAGTTATAATGTTTCCTTCATCATACCATTTATTTAACATCAATCTACTTTCTTCAAAGTGTAATGCAAATGGAAATAAATGGGAATCTTCATTGTTAATGTCTTCACATATTGTTCCATCAATGTCAATCAAAAAAATCTTATTCATAATTCTATGTTTTTAAATATATGTGCAATGACATCAACTGTCCAACCATTACCTAACATTTTTCTAGCCTGACTATCACTTACAACATTAGTATAACCATCCGGAACTGTCTGTAATCTTTCCATTTCAATTGGATATAGTTTTCTATATTTCCAACTTGGGTCAACAATAAAATCTAAAGGAGATTCAACGGTTACCAAACAATTTCCTTTACCATTTTTATTTGATACATACATTTTAAATTGTTTACTTCTTGGGGTTGAATCTTTACCAGTTTCCATTCTTATTTTTCTACGCATTTCTTTTCCCTCATCTGTTCTTGTTTCATAAAAAGAAAAAGGTGCTTCATCGAATAAATCAATATGTACTTTTTTACCATTTATTGCATCCAAAATCATTGTACGTTGTTTTCGTTCAATACTATTCCAAGCAGCAGCCCCATTATATGTTGCGGTTAAAGCATACGCTTTTTCATCCATAGTCATTCGACTATCAATACAACCATCAACAATAATATCTTTTAATGTAATTCCCTTATCTTCAGGTTGGGTTACATTTGGAATATTAGTCCAATATAATCTTCTTCTATTTTGAGCAGAAACTAATGCTGAATTAATTTCAATCGGTTCAACACCCAATACTTCACTAAAGATATTTTGCCATTTTTTTAACATTTTAACATTTTCAAGAAGAAAATATTTTGGTTTAACTTCTTTTAATATTCTAACATATTCCCAAAATAAATAAGATTGTCCTTCAAATTGAAAGCCTTCTTCTTTTAATTGTAGATATTGTTCTAATGTTAATATTTCAATATCTTCTTTTGTTGACATCCCTTTCATCTTACCAGCAAATGAAAGATTTTGACAGGGTGACCCACCACACATCAATGTAATTGTTGGTAAATCAGAACCTTTTATTTTTGTTATATCCCCCAATTGAATCGTGTTAGGATAGTTGTGTTGGGTTACTTTGATTGCGTGAACATCAATCTCGGAAGCATAATAATTGTCGTATTTTATTCCTACTTTGTTTAATGCTATTTGGCCACAACTCATCCCATCGAAAAGTCCCAGAACATTTTTTATCTCCTTTTGCATATATTATTTGTTTTCAGTAATCTATAAACTGTTGGTGTTGATATCTTGTATTTAGATTCCAAATCTTTGATTTTCATCCCATTTTTGTAATCTTTAACAAATTCTATTTCATCAATTTTTACTCTTAGTTTTTCTCTAACAATACCCTCTCTGTATTTTCCCCTTTTGACATACCTTTGATTTGTTTGTTTTTCTCGATATTCAGGATTTTGCCATTTTTGTTTTATTGTCTCACTTATTTTTTCACTCCATGTTATTTTTCTACCCATCATTGTGTTAGAAATTGATTTTTTAACTTCATCAGCCAAAGTTGTTGTATTTCCACCAGTTTGTAAATTATATCCATTCGGAGATAAAGTATTATAGTGTTGAATAAAAAAGATTTCTAAATTATTAAGTTCATCTTTGGAAAAGTCCCCACTCACAATTTCACTAATCTCGAAGTTTTCTTTACCATACTTCCTAATTGCCGAATATAATGCTGAACATTGGTTTTTACAATTAATTTGGGATAAGTGTTTTTTGAATCTAGTTTTCAATGAATTTATTGTTTGTCCAATATAAAGTTTACCATTAATTTTGTTTTCAATCTTATAAATGCTTTTCATACTTATGTTTTATTATAAATATGTACAGAACAAATAAAATTAATGGTATTTGATGGTATTTTTTGAAATTATCCCATCAAAAAGACTCAGTACATTCATTTATTTTCCAATTGATTTATATGATGTTGGAGATAAAACATTGCTTTCTTTAAATCTTCCAATTCTTTATTGGGGTCTTTCTTTCCAGCTCTACTAATATATTTTACGGTATTACCCAAAGCAAATCCTAGTTCCCAAGCATCAATCACCTTAATTGCTTCGTAAACATTATCGGCTCCCCCATAATGACTAGGGTGATTAACCATTTCTTTATTTTCCCAAGTTTTCATTAAGGTCTCCATTTTTGATAAGTTGTTTTATTTTGTTCAATATTTTCTTCAACATTCTTTTGACTATCAATTAATTTTTCCAAGGTTTCATCAAGTAAACTATTTCCCTTTTCTTTTTCTAAAAGGTAGTGTGATAATTGAATAATTTTTGTTTCTTTCCAACCTTTTCCATCGGTTAGAGTCATTCTAAGTTTAAGGTTTTCCATTTTTTTTAAAAAAATATATAAAATTTATTTTTACTAATCAAATTATCTTATCGCTAAATTTTTTGTTTGTAATACATATGACATAACCTTTCTCTTGAATAATGGAATTAGGGTTTCTTCCATTGGTACATCTTTTTCACAATGAAGATAAAAAGAGGGTAACTTATTATCAATTGAATGAATATGTTTTAACAAATCATCCTCAAGTTTTTCCTCAATATTGAAGGTGTTATAACCTTTATACTTTCTAATATTGTACTCCCAAATCTTGATTATTTGGTTAGATTTGGTATAGAAATAACCTTTCTTGGATGTTAAATTATCTTCATTAAAGATTGATACTATTTCAATTAAATCATACACAACTGTCCATATTGATTTAATAATATCAAAGTAATCTTGGAGTTTGGATAAACTATATTGTAATATAGTTTTGAGTTCGTTTAATTCAGTGACTTTGAGTGGGGGTAAATCTTTTGTTTTTAAATCAATAAAAGTTAACTCATCATCATAATTGGTGAGTTTCTTATCTGTATATAATATTTTATTATTTTTGATGATGTTTTGGACATTTGCAAGATGTAGTGTTATCTCTGTGAACATAGGATAGACTTTCATCTCTTCCAATTGTTTGTTCAATTTTTGGAAATAACCTAATAAAACATATTGTTTCTGTTCTGCGTCTATGACTCCATCAAATATCCAATCTGTGTCCATCACAAACTTTAATTTATTTTTTCTCATATCAAAAATATAATTAAAGTTTTTTAAAAAATAAATTAATTTGTTCTTACAACAACAAAATTGTATCTAATACCATTAGGTCCTGTTATATAAACATCATCATAACTTCCATCATAACTTGATATTGTACCAATACCATCATGTTCAACAATATCTTCAGCGACTCCTCTAACATTAACAAAATATTTGATTCTATCATCCTCACCCATACCTCTTAACCAATCAACAGGGTCTTTCATAGCTCTTCTAACATTTTGACTTACTTTTTCTTCAATCATTTCCTCTGTTGGTTCATCATTAGGTTCAATACTATCCAATTCGTTTTGTAATTCTTCTATTTGTTGTTCCAAGTCAGTAATTTCATCTTCCTCTTGTGTATTTTCTAATTGTTCTTGTAAATCACTTATTTGATTCTCTAAAACTTCTTTTCTTTCCTCTTCTTCATCAGTTAATTCATAATCATCTTGTCTAAAATAACTTTCTGGACTTTCTCTTATATCGTTATCATAGAACTCCTCAATATATTCCCTAATACTATTTTCATCAAGGTTGCTCTCTATTAAATGTTGACTTATACCATCCAATCCAATATCATCCAATAATGTTTCTGTATTTTCAATTGCAGCTTCATACATATCATCATAAGTTCCAACCATATATTCTTGATTTCTCAATCCAATAACTTCAAAATTGTATAATGTTCCATAAGATTTATAATTTGTTGGAATTATATAATATACATCAGCATAGTTCTCTTGTAATTCTTCTATTTCATCTTCTATTCTATCTATTTCTTCATACAATTCATCTCTTTCTTCAGAATCTGATTCTAATCCTACTCCTTGTTGAGTAAGCTCTTCTATTCTTTCTAGTTTATTATTTATTAATTCTTTGGTTTCATTATCCATTTCATCTAGTTTACCCTCACTAACTAAATGGTCAAATAAAGCATTTGCTGCCAATCCTTCTTCATCAATGCTTGGATTGGTCAAATCCCAATCACCATCTTCTCTTCTTGATTCAGCCCCAGCCAATTTCTTTAATTCAGCTTCTCTAGTTCTTTTAGCTTCAATTGGTGAGCCATAATCCGAGATGTATCCCTTAACTTGAACTCCCTCAACACTAGAAATATTTGTATCCCTTATATCCAAATTCCCATCAATATAAGCAATATTACCCAATGTTTTAATTGGTTTACCACTTAAATTTAAATTACCAGTAACATATAATTTTTTACCTTCAAAGAATTTTGGTTTTAAAGCCGCATTTGAATAAGATGCCAATTCCAATATATTCAATAGTTCTTCTGGACTTATTTTATAATATTCCTCTTCTTGTTCTTTTATAACTTTAATCAAGTGTTTAAACTGACCTTGACTTAATATAATTTTTCTCATATTAATATATATTCAATTATTATTTACATAATATAAATAGTTTAGATATTTATTAATGAATTATATTCATAAAAAAAATAAAACTACTATCCAATGGCGTGTGGCTGCAAAAACAAACAACCTCAACAACCTGCCCCTTCAACTTCAACTCCTGTAACACAAACTACTAATCAAACAAACAACAACATTCAGGAGTCTATCAAAAAAGTTGTAGAAAAATACTACACAAAAAAGTAAGATTTTATTTGGGGAGATTTAATTTAGAAGGGGACTATATGTCCCTTTTTTTATTTAACTATTTAATGTATGATTTTTTTTACATATAAATTTAATAAAAAATTATGAAATACATTAATACATTATCAAAAGAGGGGTTGGTTAATCTCTTTGCGGATTATATAATAAAAAATATTAATCCAATCCATAAATCACGTTTCCAAGTTATTGATTTTAAATCCTTTTTGGTTGTTTATGGTTCAACATCATCCGATGTTGTTATAGACTTAAATAAACTCAGAGATGAATTCATTGAAGAAAACAAAAAACTATTTGATTTTCTAAATCTAAAAAGTCTCAGTATCATTGACTTAATTGACTATAGAGAACCAATTAGTCCAAATCAATATTATTTCACATATTATAAAAGTGATAGACCAATATATCACAAAGAAGTCATTAAAGAAGTTAATAGACAAACAAGTGAATATAACAAAGAGTTTTTAAATAACATCAATTATACAAACAAACTTGAACTTGAATTCTATTCTCCATTCTTACCTGACAAGTTGAATACCTTTAATTCAACAAACTTTATGTCTGTCTCTTCATCATTCCCTTATGGTTATAGTCTAAATCTTGGTAGGAGAGAGTTTTATTATGGTGAGTATGTCTGTAATCATCTTTTCGATATTTTGGTCACAGATGAGATATTATTCAAATACACAACCGATGTGGTTGATGATGATTTAAATATTGATGTTATTTGTGATTCAATTTATTCACATAAAGATATTAAATCATTGGTGTTGGATGTATTCGATTTTAATTTAAATAAATTTTCAAACGAATACTTAAATGAATTTAATATTGATAGTGATATAAAAAACCAACTAGATTCAAAACCTTGGTTGGTTAAAGATAGAATAAAAGATTTGATATTATTTTAAATGAAAATGTCCCCTATATTTGGGGACATTTTTTATTACAAAATAAATTTTTTGATTATTTCCAATCCTTCATTCAATTCATTGAAATCAACTTCTGGTGCAAATAACATTGGTATTGGTTCATCACTTTCACTCTCATCCACCAACATAAATGCTGGAACATAATCTTTTCCTGTTATTTCAACAAACATATCAAATTCATCCGAGTATTCATTTATATCCCTATCATAGAATTCAATGTTATTTTCTTTTAACATATCTTTGAAGTCTGTACAATGGGGACATCCCTTCATCGTATATAATATGACTAACTTATTATCCATTGATGACATTGTTGATTATTGATTTTAATTCATTCTCAGATAACATACCAGGTTTTGAAAACATTTCAACACCATTACTGAATAGTTTAGTTGTTGGTACAGCTCTAATACCCAATTGAATGGCATATTCACCATCTTGTTCAACATCCATTATATACATAGGTATATTGGCTGACTCAGATACTTTCCCAAAAGTGGGTTTATATATCTTACACGGGCCGCACCACGGGGCAGTCCAAGCTACCATAACTGTCTCCCCACCTTCAATTTTTGATTTTAATTCTTCTCCTGTAATTTCCATTTTATTTGTTAAGTTTTATTAAATTATGTAATGTAAACTCCGCAACATTCAATCTATCTGTTGTGGTAAAAATAAATATATCAATACCTTCTTCTATGTAAATAAGAATTCCACTTGGGTCATATTCAACCAATTTTTCAAATTCAACTATTTTATTATCAATAACCTTCTTATTGGTAAATATTAAATAAGATTTACTTAAAAATTTATCCAAGTTTTCTTTGGATATATTTTCATTTTTTATATATAAAGAAGATGGTATTTGTTTGTATCGTTCTTTAAAAATGTCTTGTATTTTAGAATGGTGTTTCATCAATTTCTAATGTTGGTAATTTTGTTCCTTTAATATCATAAATTTCTCTATTAGAGAAATATAAGGCTTTATTAATTG